AACAAGCAGGATAACCGCCCAAATTACAGCATATATGATTTTTCTGGTTTTCTCGTTCATGTAAACGGTGTCCTCCCTTTAACTAAACCTCCAATTCCGGAATCTTTTTACTGGTTATGCAAAAATGGGAGCCACAATATGTAACTCCCAAATCCGTAAAATGTTTCACTATTTTGAATATATCACATCTTAATTATTCTGACTAGACCTTAAATTTTGCCTCAATTCGGATGTATGCGATCATCATCCCAATCCATCCTCGTGTTTTACTGAATCTGTATTCTATTATCCTTTCTATTATTCTTTGCCATTATTCTTTGTTCCAGTTCTGGTGGAACTTTCTTGTCATTCATTATAAATATAGATGCCTTTAATTTATCTATATCTTCCTCATATTCATCCGTATTTTTTTCATTCATATCCAGCGTAGCTGTATTAATGCCAAGTTTCTTTAATTTCTCGATTCTTTCATATCTCTTTGCAATTTCTGCGTCAGAAAGTTTATCTTCTTTCTTTAATTGTCTATGTGGTCTTACAGGCTTTTGTATCTTTGATGATGAACTATATGTCTTTTTCATTCTTCTTACCTCCATGCCTATATAAAATATTGAACTCACTCGGATGCTTTATTATATATTTCATAGCCATTGTTCCATTATTTTTATATCCTTGCATTTTGTATTTCTCTGCCAAATTCCCATATTTTATTTTAATGGCTTGCCCATCAAAATCAACATCTTTTTCCATAACCTGTACCGAACCGTCATTTCCTACTATGGTCATAACATATATCGGTTCATAGTCACAGAACATTTTAAAGTCTTCCCCCGAAAAAGTACTTGTACTTGGATGATTATGCATCACTAATACTGTATTTTTCGGATATTCTACGATCATTTTGTAAGCATTAGGAAATCAAAAATTTTCCAAAAAAAGAAACACCATGCTTCTGTATGTTGTAAAGCATGGTGCTGTGTATTGTACGTTGAAAATCAATAACCAAGGGCGGCGATGACTTCTTCTGCGGTCATGCTGGGCTCACCAAGAGCATCGATTTTTTGCTGGTGAGTTATATCCATTACAGATACGCCATATGCATCATTGAGTGCCTCATCGGCATCGTCATCAGACATCCACATGCCTCCATATGGTATTACCTCGCCTGTGTAGATAAACTGAACTGTACCTACCTCTACATAGTAATAGGCCTCTATATAATACCCTTTGGTAGTTGTTAAATCTAATGCTTTGATATAATCTACTACGTCTGGCTGACCTTTTGATTGTGGAAGTTCCTGTGCGCCTTTACCGTAGGTGACTGTTCCATAAACATCTGGGTTTAACATGTAGGCTGTTGCTTCACTGGTGTGCTCTACCATATAGTCATATGTTTCAGCATATTCTGGCCAGGATTCTGAGGTATGTGATGTTGATGAGTCAGATGATGTAGTTGAATCTGTACCTGTTGATGTTGAGGATGTTGTTGATATTCCTGCTTGATAAACTGCGTCTTCTGTATCTTCTATATCTTCTGTTACAACCTCGGTTGTCTCTACAACTTCTGTTGGTTCTGTCTCTGTGGTTTCTGTTTTACCACAAGCTGTTATTCCAACTGTGGTTACGGTTATCTCAAAATCAGAGGGTTGAATCTATGTACTCACTATGAGGCGTTTACGAAATTAGGAATATCTTTATATTGGTGATGTAGCTTGAATTGTATAATGGTGTGAAAAAGGACACTCGATTAAGAAGAAGGGTGTCCTTTAAAATACAACCATCAAATATTGACAGTTTGTAAAATAATTAAAATTCATATCTATAATGTGTACTCAATTGTTGGTTTACTGTTGCCTGTTTAAATGGTCCATAACCATAATCGTCATTTAACGCATTCTTCAGCTCTGCTAACCAGTCTTCTGGGATGCATGCATTTGACACGTTAAATAAATCTGCACCACTATATTCAAGTTTGAAATCAGAGTCACATCGTGTGCAATTTCCTGTAAATACAATTGTATAGTCTGTCTTTAACTCCGCTTTATCAATATTAAATACATAATCCATGATAACTTCTCCTTTTTATTTTATATACATATTATACCATCATCTCGTCAATATTCCGGATATAATGTCCCCATAGGAGTGGACACGTTAGCTTTTTAGTTCCCCAATTTTTAGCAACACCGACAACCTGAGGGAACAAACAAAAAATCGTTGATTTTTAGGGGCTTGAAAGGATTTGGGCAAATGTTCTCCGCGAGGTAATAGTAGCACTCGTAGAAAGTGCGCCGTGGCGCTCGACCACAACACCGTCCATGCTCGACAACTCCACTCCGCTTGTTTGTCTGCGCGTGAACGACTGCGTCTGTCCGTGCGTGGGTGCCAAATTTAGTAGCCTAGTGCTGAGATGACTTCTTCGGCTGTCATGCTGGGCTCACCAAGAGCATCGATTTTTTGCTGATGGGTTAAATCTAGGACTCCCGCCGTCGGAACCTACTGCTTCAAGAATTGGATCAAAGGAAGCTTCATCGAGGAACCAGCTGCCATATGGAGATACCTCGCCACAGTATATGAACTGGACTGTGCCTGTCTCGATGTAATAGTAGACCTTTATACCGTAGCCTTTTGTGGTGGTTAAATCAAGGTCCTTTACATATTCGGCCATGTTTATTCCACTACCTAGAGCATTTGTTTCAAACTCATCTGTGCTTTTGCCATATGTTGTTGTGCCATAGATATCTGAATTTAACATGTATGCACGCGCCTCTGGCATCATGCCGTTTTCAACATAGTATTCCATTGTTTCTTTATATTCGGGCCAGCTCTCTGATTCTTGGATTGTTGTTGTAGTTGTTACAGTAGTACTACCATCATCATTGCTAGTGGATGTTGATGTGTTTGCACCGCTTTCTGTGTTCTCTACAAGCTCTGTCTCTGTGGTCTCTGTTTTACCACAATCACACAAAGAATAGAACATCAAAGACGCTTTTCCTTTCTTAGATATAGTGGTCCCATCTGGTTCTGCACAAATGCCTCATCAACCTTATTGGACAAAAGCGTACTTCCGTATGTCTTGCGGATCTTGTGAGTTGATCGTTCTGGAATTCCACAAGCCTTATTCAAATATATCTAGGTTGTTTATATATTCATTTACGGCACTAGGGCAAAAAGAAAAACCGCCATCTCTGGCGGCTCTCTTTGCTACTCCTAGTGAATAGAATCATGTGGAGCTGTTGCGCTTGTGTCAACTTTCGCTTCTGCGATTGCTTCAAGTTCATCCGGTTTTGGTTCAACCTCTAATATCTTTCCATACTCATAAATCGCATCACTTGGTAAATCTATTTCATCGTTCCAGAACACGCAAGTTTTACTCTGGTCAAGTTGTACATGCTGAAAAAATCCGTATATGTCCTGTAAATCTCTATAACTTTCTATTGTGCCTATATCCTCTTTTACATCATACAATACTTTTTTTCCATCATCAAAAACAACATACAAAATATAGTCATCTAGTGGTTTTACGGTCTTTATTCTTGGTATCATTCTAACACCTCCAATCATCAGAAGAAACCGCCTATAATGGCGGTAACTTCTTTAAATTCTGGCTTTCCCACATTTCCAGCAATTCTTTCTGGTTTTGATTCATCCACTCTTTCACAAGCTCTTGAGCTTTCTTCGGCAAATCTCCCTCGGTCATTTCCATTGTACGCAAGTCAAAAATTCCGATATGCTCACCATACAATGCATGTATGTGGCTTGGTTCATGCTCTTTCGGTTTGAAGAACATTTTTATTACTATTCCGTAAAACCTGCTTATTTCTGGCATTTGTAACGCTCCTTTCAGCTATTGCCTTTCGACAATATTATAATACATTACATTTTGTGTATTGCCAATGCATTTTTACATCATTTTTTGTGTTTTATTTTTCGGAATTGTCTACATATTTTATAATGTTTCCCGGCTGCATGTCTAGCATTTTACAAATTGCGTCAAGTGCCTTCGAACCAACCATTTTCCCATCTCTTAAGTACTGGATGGAATTTTCGCCGAGTAACTTTTCTTTTCGTAATCTTGTTGTATTATAGCCCGATTCCTTCAAGCTTTCCAATACATCTATTTTATATGTCAGCATTATTTTCCCTCCTTTTTTACTGGAATATCTATATAAGTATATTACATTATTTTTTGTGTCTTGTCAACTACATTATTTATAGTGTATCATAATATCAACAAAAGCAAAACCGTCGGACATCTTCTAAAAGACATCCGGCGAATTATTTATGCAACTATACTATCCCATTCTTTTTTTAATTTTTCAACGTAATTTTCAAATATCTTGCACGCAACCTCGTATAATTGCGGTATCATGTTCATTACTCTATCTATATAGTCCATCTTGTTTTTTATCTTTGTCTTGTAACTTTTGTTGCTGTAATAATACAGTTTTCTGGTGGTAGATACATCTGTATATATCAAAAAATAAGGCAGATTGACGGTATCGACAATCAAAAAAACAGGGAAAAATTTATAATGTAATTATAACATGCTCATTGGAGCATGGATTTCAGATTATATGAGGTATTTTGTGGAAAGTGAAATGGGATTTGGGTATGGGAAATGGGATTTGGAAGTTTCCCAAAAAATCGTTG